ATGGAAAGTTCATTGGGTACTCCAGATTCTTTAGCATATCCTAATCCTACACTCTTAGTTGATGCTACACATAATGACCCACCTTATAATTATAAAGGATATCCTGCTCATGATCAAACATCATATTATGTAGGTACAACTACACCATTAGATATGATGAATGTAGCTCAAGAAAAAGCTCCTGTTAGTCCTGATCCAATGGACCCAAATTGGGGAGGAGCTGAATACACTCAAGATTTAGTTGATAAAGGATATTATAATCAAAACCAAGTTTCAATTTATATACCATAAATTATTAATTAAAAATTATTAATTAAAAATCATTAAATAATAATTTAACTAGTAGCATCGACAAATTTCATTACTGAATTTAATGCAACTTTTGCTTGCTGCATTTGTGCTAATTTTTGAATTGATTTATCAGGATTTGTTTGGTCAAATGTTAAAGTAGTATGTAACATTAAATTATTTATTAAATCATCTAAATTTAAAATTGATGATTCATAATCAGAACGATATTTACTAATTAAAAATGTATCTGATGATTTAATTGTAGCTGCTTTTAATGCGGCAGAATAAGCAGCAGCATTACCTGCTATACCATTCGGAGGAGCAGTAACTGTAGTTGAATTACCTGAAGCATCTGTCATTCCTTCTCTCAAAGGATTATAATTAAAACTTCTAAATAAAATAAATATAACGAAACAAATTGCTATAAATAAAAATAGGTTGTAAAACTCTTTCATATATTATATTTTTATTTTTTCAATAAAAATTTTACAATATTTAAAATACTTGTTTTATTAATTTTTCTAACTTGACCTTTTGCGTTTGTATAAGATAAATCCTTTAAACTATCATTGTTAAGTTCAATTTCTTTAATTAAGTTAGGGATCGTTTTATATTTTTCCATTATTGCTAAGGCTGTAACAGAACTTATACCTGGTATTTGACAAAGCATAATCTCTCCAATATTATCTGGTGTAATATTATCCTTTTTCACTTTTTTAATAACACTCACATAATCTTTATTAGAAGGTAAACTATTTTCATTTTCATTTTCATTTTCATCATTTTCATCATTTTTATCATTTTTATCATTTTTATCACCTGATTCATTTATAATAATGTTTTGTGGTTCTATTTGTACTTTATTTTGGTAATATGATTTTTTATTTAAATCTTTTCCAATCTTATAAGCCATATTACAAATAATATTAGATGATTCTTCTAGAGAGAAACTTCTAAATACTGAAAAACCTTTATAATAATTTAATGAAAGCATAGCTGAATATGCTGTAAGTTTTTCTACATTATTATCTACTTTAAACCTATTAACACGATTAACGTCACCTTCAATTAAATAAACAATATTATGATTATGATGGTCTAAACCATTTAATCTATATGATTGCTCTTCATAACGTCCATCTTTAATACTTGATAAAAGATCATTTATAGTTTTTCTCTCTATTATAAGCTTATCTTCAGTTCCATCATTAATAATAATATCTCCAATTGGCAATGTTTCTGTTTTAACTTCTATTGATTTGAAAATTGGAACAAATGATATTTGATTGTTAATTTGTTGTAGAAGAGCACATTCCCTAGTATCAATCTTAATAATCATAACTTATTAAGTAATTTGTTATTAAATCATTTTAGTATAAATTATATAATTTATTATAAAATGAAAAATACAAAATAGTATAAAATATGTTTTTAAATTTAACCCATATTTCCACCAATTGTAGCACGGTATCCGTACTTTTGGGTTTGGATAGTTCTGCTGGGAATACAGAAAAGAGGAACCGTTTGAGGAGCTCCGATTAACATAGTGTTGCTAGTTAAATACCAACCAACACGTGGGGCAGTTCCAGCTTTTTTCGCAGTTCCACCACATGTTGGTAAATTAGTAATTGATGCGGCGTTACGAGCCATTTTAGATCCAGACATATATACCATCTTTATAATTTACAATAATATTTTATTTTTTTTTAAATGGTTAATTTAATCTAAATATTTAAAAATAAATTCGCCAGCTGTATTTTGTTTATTATATAAAACTGCCTTAATACTACTATTATATTATTTATCAATATTCAATTTTTTAAACATATTTAAAGCTAAATCCATATACTATCTAAATGACAGAAATCAAACAAGCCCACGACGACGACCTTATTAAAACTGAAGATGGATTAGTATTTAACCCTTACAATCCTCTAAATGTAAAGATTACATTGTGCGAAGTACAATCTATTCTTTCTAAATATGGGTTACCACCAACTGTTCGTAACCTTGAATTATTTCAACGTGCTTTTGTTCATCGTTCTTATACTAAACGACCTCACTATGAAAATGTTGAACAAAATATTACAATCGTTGAGAGACCATCTGATTGTTTACCACTTAGCTCTAAATCTAATGAACGATTAGAATTTGTTGGCGATGGAATTTTAGAATGTCATACTAAACTTTATCTTTATAAAAGATTTCCTAAAGAGAATGAAGGTTTTATGACCGAAAAAAAAATCGCAATAGTTAAAAATGAAGCTATCGGAAAAATCGCACTAGAAATGGGGTTACATAAATGGTTAATATTATCTAAACATGCTGAAGAAAAGAAAATCAGGACTAACCTTAAAAAACTTGGCTGCTTATTCGAGTCATTTATTGGAGCATTATTTTTAAATTTTGAAACACATAATCCTAAATCTGAAGAAAATTGTGATGATGAAAGTCCTGGCTTCAAAATGACTAAGAAATTTATTTATCGTATTTTTGAAACACATATAGATTGGGTCGCTCTCATTCAAAATGATGATAATTATAAAAATATTCTTCAAGTTAAGATTCAAAAAGAATTTAAAGTTACACCACATTATTTAGAAATTGAGCATGATGCCGAACTAGGATATAAAATGGGTGTATATTTATGTTTAGGACAGCCTATTTATAATCTAACACATTCTGATGCTGTTGATATTTCATTCTTTAAAAATTACAAAAATATTCACGATTATATTTCAGAAAACACTAAAGTTTTGATTTTTATGGGTGAAGGACAACATAAAATTAAACGCAAGGCTGAACAAGTTGCTTGTAATGAAGCTATTAAATCTATTGAAAATTTTTCACAAGAATAATTTTAATGTCTACGTGTTCTCTTTGATTTTCTAATTTTTTTTTTATTTGTTTTGCGTTTTCGTTTTTTTCCGCCACTTTCATTTTGACTTATGAATTGTATTTTAAATATTGGGTTTTCAACGTTTAATTTATTTCTTATTTCATTAATAGAAAATATCCTTTCATTTATTTTTTCTAATTTATTCTCTCCATTTTGTTCATATAACTCAAAAATATAACGATGTTTACCTGTATTAGGAGGAGGAGCTGGACCTTTGTAAGGAATTATAATATTACCAGTTTTAATATCATTATTTGTAATATTAACTAACACCCAATGTATATGTGTTCCATTAACCGCATCAGGATCGTAAATTATTAATGAATATAATTTATTTGGATTAACATTCAATTTAATATTAGGTTCTAATTGTGTATCTAAAACTTTTAAAAATTCATTATTATTGATTAATTTGTTTTTGTAAATTACTTCCATATAAATTATTAAAATACTTTAATATATTTCATATGTAAAATTATAAAAATTTATATATTTAAATTATATAAGTAAATGAATCATTTAGAACAAATTAAACAAAAATTAATGGTAAAACCAGATGTTCAAGAAAGAGAAAGAGTTGCTGTTGTTATAAAAGGAGAGAAAAAACCTGGAAAAACAGTAGCAGCAACTACAAAGAAGAAAGAAAAAACATTAGGAGAACAACTTCAAAAAGGTGTAACTGATTTGGGTGAACAAATATCACAAATACAAGAAATGGAAGGTATTTTACCTGCTGATGTAAAAATATCCGATCTTGAAGAAGGGGAAGAAGTAGAAAAAGGTGAAAATGTAAAAAAAGGACTACCTATTATAGTTGATAAAACTCAACAAGGTTATGATAGAGAAGCTTTATTAAAAAAATTAGCAGAAAGTAAGAAAACTAAAGTCACTGTTAAAGAAACATTAGATATTCAAGAAAAGACAGTAGAACCATTATTAGGTCCTGTTGTTAAAAAAGCTAAAAGAATAGATATTAAAAAGCCTTTAATTATTGAAGAAGAAGATGAAGAGAAAGTTGGAGAGAATCCTGAAGAGATTCCTAATGTAGAGGGAGAAGAAGGAAAAGAAGAAGAAGAAGAAGAATTTATCATGAAACCTAAAAAGAAAGTTGAATTTAAAGAAATACCAGAAGGTGAAACTATTCAAATAAAAGTGCCAAAAGAAAAGAAAAGAATAACTAAAAAACCTGAAAAAGGTGTAGCTGTTTTAGGATCTGAGGTTGTTGTTCAAATGGGAGATACAGATCTAAATAAAAGACTACCTAAAAAATTACCTCCTGTAAATATTAAAGTTTCTAGTTATATAATGAACAATAGAGAGATTTTTGTAAATTTTATAAATTCCTTATTCGAACCATATAAACGTGAATTAGAAGAAAATAAAGAAAATATTTCTTGTGATACTATTGGAAAAACTTCATCTGATTTCTCTCTATTAACCCATCAAAAGATTGTAAGAGATTATATGAATTTATATACACCTTATAGAGGTTTGCTTTTATATCATGGTTTAGGTTCAGGAAAAACATGTACTAGTATAGCAATTGCTGAAGGTATGAAAGATTCTAAAAGTATAATTATTATGACACCTGCTTCTTTACGAGCAAATTATATTGGTGAGTTGAAAAAATGCGGTGATCTATTATACAAAAAAAATCAATTTTGGGAATGGATATCAGTTGAAGAACACCCAGAATCCATCATAACAATTTCAGCTATCTTAAATTTACCGCAAGAATATATTCGAAGAAATGGAGGAGCATTTTTCGTAAACATAAAAAAGAAATCTAATTACGATGATTTGAGTGATACGAATAGACAAATTCTTGAATCACAATTAGATGAAATGATTAGACAAAAATACACATTTATTAACTATAATGGTCTTCGTGAAAAAAGATTAGAAGAGATGACATCAAATTATACAAAAAATATATTTGATAATTCAGTAATAATTATTGATGAAGCACATAATTTTATTAGTAGAATTGTTAATAAATTAAAAAAGGAAAAACCTATAGCTGAAAATAAAAGAGGTGAAAAAGAGAGATTACCTACAAATTTATCTACTAAATTGTATGAAATGCTTTTAAGTGCTACAAATGCTAGAATTATATTACTTTCTGGTACTCCAGTTATTAACTATCCAAATGAGTTTGGTATTCTTTTTAATATATTAAGAGGTTACATTAAAACATGGAAAATACCACTAGTAGTTCAGACTTCAAAAAAAATAGATAAAGATTCATTACATGAAATGTTAATTGGTGTTAAATCACTAGATTATCTTGATTATTCTCCTTCTAGTAAAATTTTAACAATTACTAAAAATCCATTTGGATTTAACAATAAAATTAAAAAAGAGTCTGGATATCAAGGAGTATCAAATACAAAAAAAACAGATAGAGGTGAAATTGAGTTTGATACAGATTTTATTTCTGATGATGATTTTGAGAGAAAAATAATAAGTATTCTTAGGAGAAATGATATAGATATTATTCCTCAAGGAATTGAAATTAAATATAAGAAAGCTCTACCTGATAAGTTTGATGATTTTGTATTAAGATATATTGATGAACAAGATAGAAAATTGAAGAACTCTGATGCTCTCAAAAGAAGAATCCTTGGTTTATCCTCTTATTTTAGAAGTGCGCAAGAGAGTTTGTTGCCAAGATTTAATAAACAACTTGGTGTTGATTATCATGTAGTTAGAGTTCCAATGAGCAATCTTCAATTTAAATTATATGAAGCAGCACGCGTAGAAGAACGTAAGGTTGAAAAGTCGAAACCTGCTGAATCTATATCTGATGATTATAAAGAAAAAACATCAACATATCGTATTTTCTCTCGTTTGTTTTGTAATTTTATTATTCCTGACAGACCAACACCTTTGAAAAGGAAAAAAACTGAAGATAAAAAAGAGGAAAAGGAAGGAAAAGAAGGAAAAGAAGGAAAAGAAGATGAACAAGATGATACTGATATGGTTGCTGCTTTAAAAGAAGGAAAAAAAATAGAGTCTAGACAAGATATAAATGATGATAAATTAGGTGAAGTTGAAGGTGATGAAGTACTAAATGATATTGGAGGAACAACATATATGGAACGCTTAGAGAATAAGATTAAAGATATGAATGAACATTCAAATGATTTTTTTACACCAGAAGCTCTTCAAACATATAGTCCAAAATTTTTACATGTTTTAGAAAATATTCTAGATCCAGAATATGCTGGTCTTCATTTAGTTTATAGTCAATTTAGAACTGCTGAAGGTATAGGATTATTTACTCTAGTTTTAAATAAAAATGGTTTTACACAATTTAAAATTAAAAAGAATTCATTAGGAATGTGGGAAATAACTATTCCTGAAGTTGATTTAGGAAAACCAACATATGGATTATATACTGGTACAGAAACTGTTGAAGAGAAAGAAATCATAAGAAAAATTTATAACGGCGAATGGGATGATATTCCTGATAGTATTGGAAATGCTTTGAAAAGTAAACATAGGAATAATAATATGGGTGAGGTTATTAAAGTCTTTATGATCACATCATCTGGTTCAGAAGGTATTAACTTACGCAATACTAGATACGTTCATCTAATGGACCCTTATTGGCATCCAGTGCGTTCGGAACAAGTTATTGGTCGAGCAAGACGTATTTGTAGTCATAAAGATTTACCTTTAGCATTACAAACAGTTGAAGTATTTGTTTATATAATGGTTTTTACTGAAGAACAATTAAAATCTGATGAGGCTATTGAATTGAAGAGAAAAGATTTAAGTAAGAGCAAACCAAAGGTTCCACAAACAAGTGATCAATATCTATTTGAACTTTCTGAAATTAAGGCTAATTTAACAAATCAATTAACAGACGCAATTAAAGAATCATCTTTTGATTGTTATATATATTCAAATGGTAAATGTGTTAATTTTGGCGACCCAACAATTGATAAATACTCGTATGTACCTGATTATGCTGAACAACAAAATGATACTACCGTTAAAGCAAATAAAGTAGCTTTCGAATGGGTAGGTAAAACTATAACAATTAATGGTACACTATTTGTATATCGTAGAATTAGTCCAACTGTTTTAAATATATATGATAAAAAATCATATGATAATGGAATTCCTTTACAAATTGGTACACTTGAAACTGATGAGACTGGAAAACAAGTTTTTAAACAGTTGGTTAATTAATTAATTAATTAATTAATAATGTATTTTTGTAAATAAATTATTAATTAGTTTTAATTAGAAAACTTAATATTTTATCCATTTTTTCATTTAATAAAATAATATTTTTTTCTAGATCAGATATTCTGTCATCACTTTTTTTGTTCTCAATTATTTTATTGTCAATTATTTTATTGTCAATTATATTATCTTGAATTTCTAACTTGATATTTTCATTAGCCTTTACTTTTTTGAGTTTTAAAAATATATTATCATCTTCTTCATCCTCTTCATTAAATGTATTAATTTCATCATTGTTACTAAATGAAACATTTTTTTTAGAATTATTTGGTGATAATTCTGATTCAAAATCATTTAAAAATTTAAATCGTCTGAAATTTTCCAGTTGCTCTTTTTTATTATCAGTTGAACCATTTTTTTCATTTTTTAAAGACGTTTCTTGAGGTTTTAACCAATTATCGACATTGTTAGAACTACTAGTATGTCTCTTATTAATTTCTTCGACTTCATAATTACGTTGTGCTTGCATTTCTTTAAGAATTTTATCCATTTCTTTAATTGGTCTATCTGTTTGTTTATCAGCAAATTCTGGAACAGGTGGAGCTTTAATAGTCATAAAATCTTCAAATTCCTCTTGAACTTTTGTAAGTTCTTTATCAAATTGAGATCTTCGATCATTTTGTATTTCTTCATAAGTTATTGTCTCTTTAATTGGTTGCTCATTATGTATTTTTATTTTACTTGGTTGATGTGGATATGTTTTTCTGATATGATTAAGTATTATTATAATATACTTTTTATTTAATTCGACTAATGAATTCGTTTTAGTTCTCTCTAATTCAAAAAATCCATTAATATTATTCATAAAAAGTTGATATATTTTTTCTTGAATATCGTATGTAAGAAATCTAAATATATCTTCGTCACTTATGACATCCCATAGCATTTTAATATTATCTTTTTGAACAAATTGCTTTAATGACATTTAAATATATAATAATACAATCGTATTTTTATATATTTTTATAACGAATCATTAAAATAAATATGTCTAAATTTTTGCATATATTCGTCTTTAAGTATATGAGTTTTTAAATAATGTTCAGTCATAGTATCTTCTAACATATGTACTATAAAAAATATGGAATATATACCACATTCGGTATTACCATATTGATGTTCTATTCCTTCGTTACTATCAACATTAAATTCAATAGGTGGACTCATATTAGCTCCTTGTTCTTTAATTCTATCAATTAATACCTTTATTTCATGTGGAGCCTTATCTCCAGTGCTGTCAAAGAAAAATATTTGTTTCTTTTTAATATTTATAAACATTGATATCCAATGTTGTCCTGGTTTATTATGTGGGTCTGTGTTGAAAATCATTCCTATTTTAGTTTTACCTTTTTTAATAAGTTTTTCTAAATTAAAATTACATAACTCTTCCCAAACACATTCACCGTATAATTGTCTAGTATCAAAATCAATTGGTGATGGACCTATAAAATCAAAACATTTGTATGCTTTTTCATATTGTTTCATAACCTTCATAATATCTGTACTTGATAGCCATTCATTTGGATTTTTTTTCCATTCTTGTGGTGATTCTGGAGCAAATGAGTCTGCTAATTCGCTTTCTAATTTGCCAAAAATAGATTTCTGTTTTAACCAACAAGCTTCGTTATTACATATATTTTTAAGATTCTCACTTATTTTTTTATGTATTTCTTTTGGAGAATTTGTGGTTATTTTAACATCTGGATGTCTAGCATTCCAATGATCTCTTAATTCAATAAGAGCTTCATTTGAATAACAAGTAAAATCATTTAATTTTCCTTTTGGTTTTGGACTACAATTTATTTTTTTGAATTTTTTTGTTCTATTAAAACCACCATATTTAACACGTTTATTTTTTGTATATTTTCCTTTACTATTATTTTTACGTGTTTTTTTCATCCTCATTTTTTTGATTGTCTTCATAAATATTAGTGATATTCTTTTTTATTCCTTTATTTTTTAATTCTGGATTTGTTATATCTACTTCTCTAGATTTTGGTAAAATAATATTTTCTTTTTTTTTATGATAAGTTCTTTTTACATATTTATCTAAAGTAGGTATATCCATTTTAACTGAACGCATTATTAATTTATCTGCTTCAGGAGAAATTTTAGTTTGTTCTGCTAAATCTTTTGTTAATTCATTTGTTATTTTTTCATTTTGTTCAATATCTTTATATTCTTCTTGTAATAAATCATTATTGTCTATAACTTTGAAATAATTTATTGAAGCTTTTATAAAAGTATCATAAGCATATCTAACATCTGGTGATAAATCACTTGGTGGATTATTGCTTATTATTTCTTTAAATAAATTAAATATGCGTTTTCTATAAAATTTCAAGTCTTCTTTATTTATTTGTTTTTCTCTCTGTTTCATAAGATGTTTTCCCATTACTTCTTTATTTAATAAACAATCTAAAGTTATTTGATCTACCAGTGATTGCGACATATAGTTATTTAAAATAAAGTATTTTAAATAATTTAATTTAAATTAATATAATTTTTTATAAAATTTTGATATATCCTTCAAGGGTATTAAAGCGGCATCATTATTTGATATGTAATACTTTTTTCCTGATATATTATTTTCTTTATTGATAATAGCTTTATTATCTGTTACATTATCTGTTACATTATCTGTTACATTATCTGTTACATTATCTGTTACATTTTTAATTAAATCTAATTCATATTTTTTGTTTTCAACCTTTACTTCTTCGACCTTTATATTGTCATTATATAATTTTAATATATCTATTACTGTATTACTGCGTTGAATATCTAAATCATCCATTTCAATTAAATGAAAATTACTAGGTATGTTTCTATTTTTTAACCTAAAGATTAAATCTTTTAATCCATTTTTATGTGTTATATCACTTTGCTGTAAATCACCAGTTATTACTATTTTACTATTAATACCTATACGGGTTAATAACATTAACATCTGGTTTGGTGTTGAATTCTGCATTTCATCTGCTAATATAAAAGAATTTTTAAATGTGCGACCACGCATATAACCCAATGGTGATATTTCAATTTTATTATTAAGTATCATATTATTTACTTCGGATTTTGAATAAAAATCTAGAAATACGTCATAAATTGGTCTTGTCCATGGATCCATTTTTTTTTCTAAATTACCTGGTAAAAATCCTAAATTTTCATCCTCAACTGAGACTATAGGTCTAGTAATAATTATTTTATCTATTTTATTTTCTTTTAATTTTTGAATAGCTTTTACACAAGCCAATAAAGTTTTACCTGTACCAGGTGGTCCAACAACAGATAACATATAATCACTATCTTGCGCTAAAATATTATCATATTTTTTTTGATTATCAGTTTTTGGAATATATAAATTACTTTCTTTATTTTTTGCTATCATATATTTTTTTGTCATCTTATTACATGATAATTTTATAAAACACTCTCCAAAAGTTGCTATTATAAATAGCAAAGAAACAGTTATAATTTTCATTTAATTAACTTTCTAAAATAAAAATTATAAAATTAACTTATTATTTTTTATTTAATGTAAATTTCTTAACATTTTTGATTTGTCATATCTTTTACTTGACATCTTGTGCTATTATAAAAAATATCTGTTCCACATAAATTGGGGGAAGGATTTGGGTTAAATTGTTCAAATGAATTTTCTTGAAACAATAACTGATGTGGGTTTGGTTGACTAGGTGTTTGAAATTTATATGAATATAAATCACTATTTGAACTAGGAACATAAACAGCTTGACTACAACTTTGAAGAGCATAAATCTGGTTTCTTAATTCAGATTCTTTATTTATATTTGAAGCAAAACCTGACCAAGGAGATTGAGTATTTCCTGGATTAAATGTTGTGTTTACATTATATGTAGGCATTTTTTGAAGTGGGACATTTATTGGTTTTCTAGGATCAACTATAGGAAAATAAGAATATTTTGTCATAACAGGTCTAACATCTATATAAGGTTGTAATATTTGTGATGGTATATTTCTGCTATAAATTCTTTTATTAGTGTCTTTATGAATTTCTGAAACACATTCTTGTGATTGACGGTAAGGATTTTCCATTTGATATATTTGTATATTATTATTTTTACATATATTATTAAAAAAGTTTAAAGAATTAATAATAAATACTATAATTAGTAAATATGTGTGGTATTTTTTCACTTCTAAATAATAATAATAATGATAAGAACAGCAATGAAATTATAGCTGAACAATTTGAAAAAGGTAAAAATCGTGGTCCCGAATTTTCTAAATTAGATAATAGTTATATGAAAATGATTTTAGGATTTCATAGATTGGCCATTAATGGTCTTAATGAATTTTCCAATCAACCTATTGTTTATAAAGATGTTGTATTAATATGTAATGGAGAAATTTACAACTATAAACAATTATATAAATATATGAACATCACACCTGAAACAGATTCTGATTGCGAAGTTATTATTCATTTATTTGTGAATTATGGTATCGAACAAACACTAAATATGTTAGATGGTGTTTATTCATTTATTTTGTTTGATAACCGTCTAAATATACCTTATTTAACAAATTATATATATATAGCGAGAGATCCACTAGGTGTTAGACCATTATATAAACTTTATAATATAAGTGATAATTATAATTTATATGGATTTGCTTCAGAGCTAAAATGCTTAGAACATTTTTACAATACGAACTTACAACATTATAGAATTGATCAATTTGAGCCCGGCACATATTCTGTTTTTAAATTTGGAAGCAAAATAAAATCATGTTGGAAACCTGTTTTTGAAAACAAACGATTTTTTATTCCTTCATTTTCTCATACATTATTAACTAAAGATACTAATAAAATGATTTCTGATTTTTTAACTAATATAAGTAACCAATTAAATTCTGCTGTTATTAAAAGATGCACAACTACTGAAAGACCAGTTGCTTGTTTACTTAGTGGTGGTCTTGATAGCAGTTTAATTTCTGCTTTAGTCGCTAATTATTTTAGGGAACATGATAAAATTATTGAAACATATAGTATTGGTCTGAAAGAATCTGAAGATATTAAGTACGCAAGAATTGTTGCTGATTATATTGGTACAAAACACACCGAGATTGTTGTTACTGAAAAGGAAATGTTTGATGCTATTCCTGAAGTTATAAAAGCTATTGAAAGTTATGACACAACAACAGTTAGAGCAAGTATTGGAAACTACTTAATTGGTAAATATATTGCTGCTAATTCAGAAGCTAAGGTTATTTTTAACGGTGATGGTTCTGATGAATTGTTTGGTGGTTATTTATATATGAATAAATGTCCTGATGATATCGAATTTGATAAAGAAACTAGAAGGTTATTAAAAGATATTCATTTGTTTGATGTATTGCGTTCAGACAAATCAATCTCTTCAAACGGTCTTGAACCAAGAACACCATTTTTAGATAGAACTTTTTTTAATTATGTTTTATCAATTCCAGCTTATTTTAGAAATCATAGAAATTTCAATCGCTGCGAAAAATATTTATTACGAGACAGTTTTGGAATAAAAAATTTTCAAGATTCACTCTATAGACAAATAATACCTGATAGTGTTTTGTATAGAACAAAAGAAGCATTTAGTGATGGTGTTAGCTCTAAAGAAAGGTCGTTATTTACTATTTTACAAGAAAAAATAGCAGAAAAACTAAATAATGAAGCAGAAGATTTAAAAGATAAAATATATGATATTAATATTGAATCAGAAAAAACATATTATAAAAAAATTTTTGAAGAAAATTATCCGAATTGTTCACATATATTACCATATTATTGGATGCCTAAATATACTTCTGCTAAAGACCCAAGCGCAAGAACATTAGCAATTTATGAAAATAATAATTCAAAGTAAGCTTAAAAACACTAACTCATAATATAATTTATTTACATATATTATGAATAAACAACAACTTAATTATTGGCAGGAAAAAACTTTCGACATTATTATTTATATATCATATATTTTACTCATTATTTCGTCTCTAGGTTTGAGTCAATCGGCACCTAAATATTTAAAACTATTAGATTTTTATGTTAAAATTTATATATGTTTATTTTTAATATGGCGTTTTAATCCATTTAGAAGTGATTATGAGTTTACTGACTTAGATCGTAAAATATCATTTAGTGCTGGTTTATTTATTTTAACAACCACATATTTAAATGAATATATTGATGATATAAAAATAAAAGTTAAACAATTTGTAAATAAATTGTAAATAAATTGTAAATAAATTGTAAATAAATTGTAAATAAATTGTAAATAAATTGTAAATAAATTGTAAATAAATTATAATTATATCGAGCTAATATTTTTGTATGTTTTATTTTTTTTATTAATCCTATTTTTTACAGTTTTATTTTTACTTGAACGACTAAAAAATAATTGTAAATGTGATATAATATGTTTACCTAAAATTTTATCTATATCATATTCTTTTTGGTCTTTATCTACAACAACATATTTAAATAAATTAATATGGTCCATTATTAAACTATCAAACTCATCATCATTATTTATTATCTTTTTACCTATTTCAGAATTTTTTAATCGTGATAAAATTTCACTGAATTGTAGATCATAATAATATGGTTTTATATTTATATAATATATATTATCGTGAGTCATTTCAGGATAAAAATAATCGTCAATAAAACAAATTTCAGCATCGATCGGTATTTTTGTACATTTTATTAAATCTCTATGAGTCTTATTATGTGTTGTTCTACATATTTCTACACGCTTACCATTTATTTTAAATGCGGCTATTATTTGATCAATTAATTTATAGTTTATTTTTTTTTCAAAATAGCTTATTATATTTTTAGCCCATTCTCTTGGTCCAGTATTATTTGTGTATATCATCATTTTGTTACAACAATTAGTCTTTTTCTTGTTCTTTAAGTAGTTTAAAATATTTATTATATTTGGCCTCAAAAATTCTGGATATAAATCTAGGATTAAATCAAATTCTTTTTGGGTTAATTCACTCTTATTTTTTTTCTTTAAATAATCCTTTAAACTATCCCAGAAAATACCAAATTGGGTAAAATATCCTAGGGATTCATCTAAATCAAAAACTACAATTTTCATTGTTAATATATATTGAGAAATATGTATTTAAAAATATAATAAACAAATATTTAATGGAAAATAATGAATTATTTGGTGAATTTGTATCAGCATCTGTTACAGAACCAGCAGTAGAAAAAGAACAAGAATCAAAAACTTTAGATAAACCATCATTAAATGAATTAAAGAAAAATACTGATAATTATATTGTTGACAATACTACAATTTATAAAAAATTACTTCAATTAGAGAGCGAAATTCAACAACTAAAATTGTCGGTTAATGATGTTCGTTATCGACAACAAATTAATAACTTATTTTTATCACAACAAAAAATTCCACAACAATTTAAGAATTACAATAATTACGATGAACATAATATGTTTACTCGTTATAATTCAAACGAAACACGTCGTAATTCAAATAATCCTAGTTTTTACTGAATTATTATAATTATTTTATTTGTAAAATATATAGATTATGTCTGAACTTACAAATAATGATTACAAGAAAATTTTAGAGTATTATAATAAACCCATACCTAAATCAAAACGACTGCTTAAAAATCAGGCTGAAAAATTATTAGCTAATAAATTATGCCGTTGTATTAAAAAAGTTGATAAAGAAAATGAAGCCAGATCTATCGGAATTTGTACAAAAACTATTATTAATAATAAAGGGTTTACTCGCGGAAAATTTACTTGTAAAAAAAAACAAACTATTAATCTATCTAAAACTAAAAACAATAAAACTAAAAAAAATATTAAATAATTATATCAGAGTATTATAAATGAATTATGTTGATATAATTATTATCGGAAGTGGTATGTCTGGATTATATAGTGCTTATCAAATTTTGAAATATTCTCCAGGCAAATCATTTATAATTTTAGAAAAATATAAAAAAAACTGGATAGGAGGTAGAACTAGCAATGATGTTTTCTATGGTACTGAAATTGTTACTGGAGCCGGAATAGGAAGAAAAAAAAAAGATAAATTACTTTATAATCTATTGCATAGTTTTAAATTTGATACTCCTGAATATACTGTTAATCCACAAAAGTCTAAATTGATACAAAGTGTTGATATTAATCAGATAATGAATCTTTTAAGAAAAAAATATAATGATTTTAAGGATGTTAAATTGACTTTTAAACAATTTGCTACCAATATTCTAGGCATTGAAGAATACAAAAAATTTATTATTTCATCTGGATATTCAGATTATGAAAATGAAGACGCTTTTGAAACATTGTATTATTATGGAATGGATGATAATTCTTGTTGTTGGAAGGCATTTAGTGTACCATGGAAAAAGCTTGTATTAAAACTTTATAATTATATAGGAATGGAACACTTTAAATTTTCGAGTAAAGTAATTAAAATTACTAAAATTGAACAACAACCTTGTAAATTTTTAATTGATGTTGAAAATGGCAAAAAATATTTATGTAACAAGGTTATTATTGGCTCTACAATTGACACTATTAGAAAGTTATTACCTCAGAAAATTTATAATGATATTGAGGGACAACCATTTTTAAGATTATATGCTAAGCTTACAAAAAGTTCTATTCCAATAATGAAAGAATATGTTAAAGGTTTTACATTTTTACCAGGACCGCTTCAAAAAATAATTCCAATGGATCCTGATAATGGCGTATATATGATTGCTTATAATGATAACAATAATACAAATTCACTTAAAAAACATTTACAAAATAATAGAGAAAATAGAGAATTATATCAAACGCTTTTAGAAAAATCATTAGGTATTCCTAATAACTCAATACATATTATAGCTATTAAAGACTATTATTGGCCAATTGGAACTCATTATTATAAACCATTAAATAAAGAGTTATATAGTTCGAGAGAAGAATTTATTGACAAAGCTCAACATCCTGAAAAAGGTATTTTAGTTGTAGGTGAAGCAGTAAGTAGAAATCAAGGTTGGACTGAAGGTGCTTTAGAGAGCGTAAAAGATGTTGTAACAAAAAAATGGATTGATACTCCCTGTTAAAATAAATAGTATAGATGATAACCTATAGAAGCAAAACCTAACATCAATAATATTTCAAAAAATTTTCTTGAAGTTTTCTCTCCATAATATCCGATATAAACTAATAAAGGTCCTACTATAAATATATGAATTAAATTTACCCAGTATCCCTTGTCTGCTTTTATATATACATAAACTTTATATAAATGGTAAAATATTATTATAAATCCTAAAAATAATAAAACTGGAAAAAGAGATTTGTATATTTTATCTCTAACTATTCCTACATATAAAAATAAACCTCCTACAATTATAATATGAAACAAATGAACTAGCTTATTAGAATCCATTATATTAAATAATTATATTAAATAATATTATTTTCTATCTTTATTTTATGGATAGTTTTAATTATGAAAATACCGAAACTAAAATTCAACAAGGTGGAAAAACAGTGCGTAAGGTTACAATTAAAAGAGGTAAAGGTTACAAAAGTGTAACAAAATATCATAAAGGTAAAAAAATATCAACATTTAGGAAACCAATTCATAAAAAACATGTTTTACAAATTAAAATGGGAAAATTCGTTCCAGGATTGTTTTCTAATTTTTATAAAAAGAGTAGAAAAAATAAAAAAGGAGGTGATTCTATTGTAAAACCTGCCGATGATACACAAAACAAAGAAAATTAGCTGAACTACAATCTTTAATGAGAGAAAATAGAGAGAATATGGAAAGATATCAAGAACTTGATGATAGACTATACGAAATTGAAGAAATGACACCAGAAGAAAGAGAATCACATGCTCAAGAAGAAAATGAGTTGACTAGACAGATAGATGAATTGAGAGAAGTTAATAATCAATCACAACAAAGATTTGAGCAGCTTAGAAATGAATATATTCAAGAATATGGTTCACTTACAAGACAGTAATATGAAATATACATAACAAAATATATTTAAAAAATACATACAATTAATATTATACAATGACATTAATCAATACAATTTTATTAGGTTTTGGTCTATTATTTAATCCTAATATATCAGATTTTTTATTTAAACAAGCTAGTGTCTCCGGAAATATAGGATTAGCTGGTGTTTATTTAGGTATTATACGTAAAAGAAACTCAGTGTATTTTTTTGGTTGTGTAACACTGTTTATTGTTTTATTTAACAAAACTAAATTTATACTATACTCAATTTATATTTTATTTTTATTATCATTGATATCATATTTTAATACAATTCATAAATGGTCTTATTTTATTAAATAATTTAAAAATAAATATAAAAAATAAATATTAAAAATAAAACTATAATTTATATATGAACATGAATTCATTTAGTTTATTAAATAATTCTGAATCAATGTTATTTTCTAATAATAAAGTTACTATTTCTCTTAATAAAAGAAATGGTAAAAAATATATTACAAGTGTTATTGGTATGGCTGAAGATCTTGACTTACAAAGAATTTTATCATATTTAAAGAAAAAACACAATTGCAATGGTTCTATATGTAATGACAAAGAATACGGTGAAGTAATATTATTTAGTGGTGATCAAAAGGAAAATATATATAATTTTTTGATTAATGAAGAAATATATAAAAAAGAAGATATAATTTTTAAAGGCATCTAGTCTAGTAATCAAATTTTTTATAATGAAACATGTCAAAATCATCTGAAAATAACTCATTTATTTTTTTAACAGTTTTACGTTCTAATATAATATCTTCAGCTCCTGATTCGTTTGAAACATTTAGTCGTTTTATTGGATGATTAATTTTGTTAAAACCTAAATAATTTAAAATACTTCTTAAATCATCTTCTAGATATTCAAATCTTCCAATAATATCAACACCACATTCACCATTTTCATCTTCTATTTGTCTTTTTTGACTCATAAAAATATGACCATATTCAATATCGGATACAGAATTAATTAAATTGGGATTATTCAAATAACTTAAAAAATCCTTATTAAGTTTTAAAACAATATTAAAATGTTTCCAACCTGATAAAGCTCTATCGTAAGGATTACGAATAAAACAAAATTTAGTATAAGTTTTCCATTTTTCTTCGTCCATATTCATTTCTACATTAAAATATGAGCTTGTTTTACAATAAACCAATATTCCAACAACCTTATTGAAAAATGAGTTATCATATAGATGATTACCTGTTAATATTGACCTAAATAGTTTTGTTTTACAAAGAATATTATGGTCTGGTCTTCTAGAAGCTATTAATGGCAAAAAACTTTTAAAACCATAATATTTTTCTAATGTTGGTCCTATATATGTTCCACCTGTTTTTGGTATATGAATAAATACAGCTTTAACGTCGTGATTAATATAAATCATTATTTATATTTTCTAATACTATTTATATTATTATTATACCCAATAATTTTATTAAAAAAACTATTTTCCTTTATAAAATGAACTATATGATATTTTGGTTTAATAATAACTAAATTAAACATTATATTATTCTGAGAATACATAATAATATAATATTTACAATATTTTAAATTATTTTTATTTTTATTAATTATTTTTATTTTTATTAATCATTTTTATTTTTATTAATTATTTTTATTTTTATTAATTATTTTTATTTGATAAATGATCAAGTGCTGACAATAAAACTAATTCTTGTTCTGTTAATTTCTGAAATATTAAATTTTTATCCATAGATATTCGAAAATGACGTGCTGGAAACCCAAAATTCTTACAAACACAAAATACACCTTCATCAACAATTTTCATTTCACAAAAAATGGCACCTTTTGTTAGATAAATATTTTTTGGGTCTTCGATTGGTATCCACCTTAAAAAAGTCCCATATTTTAAATCATTCATCTCGTCTACATATTTATAGTCTTTTAATTTATTATAAATATCAATTGTATCTTTTTTAGGTAGATGTAATTCTTTTAATATCTTTAAATTCATCTCTCTAATTTTATCTGTTGTAAAATTAAATAATGATTCATTTGAATCATCATCTAAAGCTTTTAATAATTTATTTACATCCATTATAATTTAAATAAATAATTTTTAATATTATTTATTTTAATTTATTTTAATTTATTTTAATTTATTTTAATTTATTTTAATTTATTTACCAGCTTCCGAAAGCACCACCACCCAAAACTGAATTAGCTGCCATTGGTTCAAATGGTTCCATTTGTTGACTTCCACCAGGAGTAGCAGCATTTACTAAAGGCGTATTATCTTGCTTATACATTGCGTCATAATTTGGTAATTGTTGAGGCATCATTGTGTTTTGGTTACCCTGAGTTACATCATAAGTAGGTAAGGAACTAATAGCTGTACCATCTGTATATCCAGTTATTGCTTGTCCAGTAACAGAACCTTGTTGACCTGAAATTGGTTGAGAAACTTTTACAGTACCATTTCCACCTTTTCCATTTTTCTTTTTATCAGTTTGTCCGTTCCATAATTCGAAAATACGATCAACTAATATTGTTACTTTCTCTCCAAGTTTTGTTTGTAAACTCATTGTTATCATCAATATTGCTAAAATTACATAAACAACATGAAATTCTGGATACTTTACAGCACTATATGTTGGTATAAAAGTTATTATTCTATGTATAATAAGTATTCCTATAAACATTACAATAATTTGAATGATTATTTCGGCAGTTATTTCTAAACTACTTTTTTTGTCATCAGATTCTGGAACATATTTTTGCATTGTTTTATTTAAAATAACAATTGGAATTATTGCTATAAGTGAATATTGTAATATATTTAATATTTCTGATTTTGAATCATCATCAAAATTAAAAACATGTTTTAAGAAACTTTTTGATTCATCCGAGCTATCCATTATGTTTTATATTTAGAAATAAAAATAACAAAAATGTGTTTACTATATTAAAACTATTAAAGATTATTCTAAATATTATTAAATAATGGAACATATAGCTGAAGAATATGTAAATAGAATTGCCAGTCTTGAAAGAATTAGAATGGATACTACTTCAGAACAAGTAAAATCAAGAGAGAACAAAGAGGATGCTGGAGATAAGTATACGAATGAAATATATAGTACAGGTATTATTTCCGACCGAATTTTTGCTAATGTTAAGAAAATGCAACACGAAGAATATCAATATCTTAATTTACTCGAAAATATTATTGAAAATGGGTTTTGGGAAGAGGGTAGAAACGGAAAAACCAAAAGTATTTTTGGTGGTTCTATGCGTTTCTCTCTCAAGGATGGAAAGATTCCTATTCTTACAACTAAAAAGACAGCTTGGAAGACTTGTTTGAAAGAACTTTTGTGGTTTATTCGCGGCGAAACAGACGCTAAATTATTACAGGCACAAGGCGTTCATATTTGGGATGGAAATACATCTCGTGAATTTTTGGATTCTAGAGGATTAAATTTATACCCTGAAGGTATGATTGGTGTTGGTTATGGATATCAATGGCGTTACTTTGGTGCTAGCTATAATTGTTTTACTGGTAAACCTCTTGATGATCTTGTACATCCATTTAATGGTGTTGATCAACTTCAACAAATCATTGATGCTCTTAAAGATCCTAATCAACGCACAAGTCGTCGCCTGATAATGACAGCATGGAATCCTAAACAGTTAGACCAAATGGCACTACCACCTTGCCATATCCTATGCCAATTTAATGTCCATGATGGTAACAAATTATCGTGCGCTCTTTATCAGAGGTCGTGTGATTTTTTTTTGGGAATTCCAATAAATATAGCTTCTTATTCTTTTCTAACACATTTACTAGCAAAACATTGTGGATTAGAAGCATATGAGTTTATACATTTTATGGGGAATGTTCATTTGTATGAGAACGCAATTGAAGCAGCTAATACTCAAATTAAAAGAGAGCCATATCCTTTTCCAACAGTATCTATTAAACAAATTAGAGAGAATATTAATGATTATCAAGTTGAAGACTTTGAAATACATAATTATAAATCACATGAACAGATTAAGGTTGCAATGGTGGTATAATATCTTCCATATCTTGTTATCTATATTTATAATTTATAAATTTGTTTTATTTATTTTTAACTTCAATTTTTCCAACACTTTCTTATTTAAAACGCCCTTGAAAAATAACTTAAAAAAATAAAATATATTTTGTTATAATGAAATTTATATTTTGTAAGTTACCACTTGAAATAATTAAATATATTCTTTTATATGATGAACAATTTATAATAAGAAAAGGAGAAATTATTTCTATAATTCCAAAAACAGATTATAGATATAATTTACTTAATTTTATTACATTTAATCTAGGTTATATTGAAAAATTTAATAATGAGTTAAGATATAACTATTATTTTCCTAATTTATATAATTATGAGGGAAGAACTAAAAATAATTCTGACCTTATTCAAGTAAGTATAAATGAAAAAAAAAAAATTATAAAATATTCTATTTGGATTGGAAGACAGTATCCAAAATCTATTACATGTAATAAAAAACAAAATTATTATATTGAAAACGAATTAGATTATAATTGGATTTACACAGAATATAAATATATAAGAAGATAATTACTTGGACATTATAAATGAGAAAAGGTGTAAACAAATTAGAGAGAATATTAATGATTATAAAGTTGAAGATTTTGAAATCCATAATTATAAAAGTCATGAGGCAATTAAAATGAATATAGTGTCTTAGATTATTTCAAATTTTTTCTTGTTTTTCTTCCTCCTCTTAAACTTAATTGTGGATATTTATAAGAAACAAAACAAATAGCAGTTAAAACTGTTCCGTGATGTTCTTTAATATCTAAACCTTCATATACAAATATTTTACCAGGATGATATTTATAGCCCTTATCTGTAATATTATCTTGATACATTTTTCCTCCGCCTTTTGTAACACCAAAATTTCTGCGTTCAATTATACCATCAATTGAAGCTTCTAGGGACTTTTCAGCTTCTTTTTTAGTTCCATTTCCTGAATATTCACAAGCAAATCCACCTAAAAATTTTCCATTTGGATCATAAACATCAGTAGTCATTACAGCCGAACTTATAAATTCACCTTTTCCACCATTTGCTTGAGCTTTAATACATTCTAATACTTCACCCCATTGAATTCTTTTTAATCCATCTTCTTTTTTTATTTCTTTTGCCCTTGTTGGTATAACACTTGTATATTCTATAATATTAGCATTTTGAATACCGGCTTTTGTTAAAGCTTCATCATAAGAGCCGGTTTCATATGGCAATCCTTTTGAACCAGCATCTGAACCACCTGATCCTGAAGTAATAAAATATTCATATGGAACGCGATTTCCTAAAATAATTTCTTTCATATATACTACTTGAGTATATTTTATTTCATATATAAATCATAATTAATTTTGCGTAAGTTATTTAGAAACAAATTGTATAATATTTATATTATGAGTTCAAGATCACTTGCTGCTGCTAGAGCTAGACGTTCTGGAGATCAGGCTCCACCCGTTAGCGGAAATAGACCTGTTACTTCAATTGGATCACAAGCTGCTTTTTCACAACAAATGCCATCAAATGTTGGTTATAATATGCCACCTCCACCAAATAATGTTCGTACCGGCCGCTCATTTCAACCTCCACAACAATATGGAAAACAACCACCTCAACAATATCAACAATTTTATGAACAACAACAACAACAACAACAAAATGGATTACCTTTTCAAAAATTAAGTATATCAGATGCTATAGGACTTATTACATTGCGTCTTGGTAGAGTTGAACAATGGATTATTGATACTGATCAAGAAGATGATAATAAATCAATAACACATGGTGATTTATCAGGTATTCCTGATAATCATAAGGTAATTGATAGTTCTGTTTTAACCTCAATTATTAATCGTCTTGATTCTCTCGAAAAAAATGCTACTTCTCCATCTTCATCAGAAGATTTTGTTAATTTAGTTGAAGATGTTAACACATTAAAAGAGCAATTAAAAAGAATGGGTGATGATGTAACTAAACATACTCTTGAGTTAGCCAAAAATACTGAACAAGTATTTAGATTTAATAGAGAATTAATTGAAACTAAGGATATACTTAAATCATTTATGGTTAAATATGATTTATTTGCTCAAGAAACGACACAAAATTTTTCTGATTATGAGACCGCATTATCTGATTTGGAAAAACGATTACCCACTGATAATGAAGAATCAATAGGGACTGAAAAAGAAAATGAAAACACAGGAACAGCAATAAATGATATTGATACAGAAAATAATGCTATTATGTCTGTTGATCTTAAAAATATTATTAAATTAGAGTTGGCAAATAGTTAAAAAGTGTAAAACATATTAAAAATAATACATTAATATATCTAATATGAAATTTACTATTGAAGATAAAAAGAAAAAAGAAAATTTTATTTCTATTTTTCACATTCTTAAGAGCTCATCATCTCAAATTAATGCTAGTTTTGATAAATCTAGATTACATATACAAGGTATGGACAAATCGCATGTCTGTCTTTTTGATTTAAATTTAACTGATAAGTGGTTTAATTCATATGAAGTTAATGATAAAGAAGAATTTTGTTTCGATACAAATATTTTTTATTCAATAATTAGTATTAAAAGTGATGAACAGAGTCTAATAATTAAAAAAGATTCACCTGATTCTCTAAGTATTGAATTAACAAGTGGAACTAAAAAATCAGACTTTAATAAATTTTTTACTATGCCATTACTTGAATATGAATATGATGAAATGAATATACCGTCTACTGATTTTGATGCTGAATTTTCATTACCATCTAAAAAAGTTACAGATATGCTATCACAATTAAGTAATTTTGGTGATGATATTAGTATTAAATGTTCTGAAGATTATGTTGATTTTAAAACAAACGGAACTTCAGGAGAAATGCGTGTCAATATTCCCATAGATGATATGTCAAGCTATGCTGTTATTGAGGGTGAGGAAGTTAATATATCATATAGTTTACTTTATATTAATAAATTGTGTATTACAAATAAAATATCAGTTGATATTGAATTTAGTGTAAGTAAAGAATGTCCAATGAAGATTAATTATAATTTAGGAGATGATAGTTCACTTATGTTTTACATAGCACCTAAATTATCAGATGATTAAGTTCGTTATAGTTTACAAATATTATTATCATTTTTAATTAAGATGAAAATAATAATAGGTTTTTGTATATTTTGTTTAGTTTTATTTTTATATCTTCATATCCAATTTCATTTAAAAACTGGAGAAGATCTTGAAATGTATGAAATTGAGCAGCCGTCTAAAGATAAATTAGAAGAAATTTGTGATTTAAGACAACCAGTCATATTTGATTTTGACTGTCAAAAAATATTAGAGACATCAAATCGTAATTATATTACTAATAATTATCATGCTTTTGAAGTTAAGATGAGAAATATTAGAGACACTGATAATAATACCGAATTGTATATGCCATTACCTATTCATTCAGCAGTTAAGCTGTTTGATGAAGATAAGACTTCTAGTTATTTTTCAGAAAATAATACAGAATTTTTAGAAGAAACTGGTGTCGGAAAAAATTTACGGTATAATGATGAATTTCTCAGACCATATATGGTGTCAAATTGTAATTATGATATATTAATGGGTAGCAACAAAACTTGTACACCATTTAGATATGAAATTAACTATAGAAATTATATGCTATTAACACAAGGAAGCGCACAAATTAAACTCGCACCACCACACAGCGTTAAATATTTATACCCTATTTATGATTATGAAAATTTTGAATTTAGATCTCCTGTTAACCCTTGGAATCCTCAACCTAAGTATATTGCTGATTTTGATAAAATCAAATGCCTAGAATTTACACTGACACCAGGCAAAACATTATATATTCCTGCTTATTGGTGGTACAGTGTTAAATTTAACAATAATACTAGCATTTCTTATTTTAATTATAGAACTTATATGAATAACTTAGCTGTTTTACCATATATATGTTTACATGCGCTTCAAATTCAAAATGTTAAAAGAGATGTTGTTAAAAAGGTTAATATAAATGAAATTAACAAAAATCATACAGATGTTATACATCCTCTTGATGAACAAGACTTACACATTAGTGATAATAAAGATAATAATATTCAAGATAATAATAATCAAGATAATAATAATCAAGATTATACTATTAACAATAAAGAATTATCGAATGAAAGTACTAATATTGAGGATTTACCTCAACCTATTTCTTCAAATGAAAATATTGGAGCTGAAATTGATTAAATAAAATAATATTATTATATTATTATTATATTATTATTATATATAATGGATATTAGTAAGTTTTTAAAACCATTTTATTCTACTAGAAGAAGAAGGAGAAAATCTAGGCAAAAAAAAATGAAAAATTGTCGTACTAAAAGACGAAATATAATGCGAGGTGGCTGAGGAGAATCATTTACAGTTCCTACTCAACCTAATATTATGAAAGGAGGCTGAGGCGGAACCGTAACAACATCTGTAAATAATATGTAAATAATATGTAAAAAAATTTTTCAGGAATGATAATCATTATTTTTATTCCAGATAATGAATTGATATTTGAAAATTTATATTTTTTACAATTATTTACATTTCAACATTTTCAATAATTTCCATAAATTCATCTTTGATTGAAGAATTTCTTAACTCAAAAGTTGTAATTTCTTCTCTACAAAAAGCGCAACAAGGTAATATTTTTTCTTCATTTTGTAAAGTTTTTTTTAAACAATCTTTACAAAATTCGTGTTCACAATTTAACTTTATAAAATTCGTTTTATCACAGCTTTCATAACAGATATCACATTCACATTGTTCTCCTAAATACGCTTGATTTTCTATAATTTCTGTTTTTATGTTGAATTTTCTATTTCTCTCTATTTCTACACCTTGAGAACCCATAGCATTTATCATTTCCATAAATAAAAGGGATTCATTCAATGTTTCTGATGTAAACATTATCCTCAATATATTATATAATGCTCTTTCGTATGCTACAGATGTTAAGAGATTCATATCAGATGGTTCTTGTGATGCCGGAGTAGATTCTCCAACTGGCTCTATCCTTTGAACCTCTGCTACTCTCGCTTCTTGTTGAGGTAAAAGATCATTTTCATATTTTATTCTGAAATATTCTACAATACGCTCAATACAAATATCTATTTGATATCTTGTAGTACTACCACAATTTTTTATAGCAAATGCTTTAATAAGATTGGGATCAACTATTGCTTGATCTAATAAGAAGTTGTGAACATTGTCAATACCATTTTCATTTATATAATTTGTACACATTGTTTCAAAATTATTTAATCTTTCGTCATTACAATAATTAATTCTATGACCAGTTCTTCTACAAAATGAACAACATCTTTGCATATTAAAATTGTTTCTATTTTCGGCAGACATATTTTCAAAACTCATCTAGATTAGTTTTATTTAATAGATATATATTCTATTATGGTCAATTACTTAATTCAATTTTTTTTATTTTATAAAATATAATATAAAGAAATAACTACATATATGTAGTAAGAAATGAATAGTCAAACATTTAAAATACATATTAATGACCGGAGTTACAGCTCATGGGAAGTATTCGACACAAATAAGTTTAATAAAATTTCAATCGATATTAATCCGATTGAAAAAAAATTATTCACAAATGATGTTTTTAGAATTGATAATAATGATATTACACTTTTACATTCATCAATAAGGTGTGGTCCAGCTATACCAGGAGTTTTAATTCTTGATGGAAATAAAACTTATGGAAGAGAAAGAAAATTAATTGATGGAAAGACAAATACATCAAATGTAAATAAACGTGATTCAGGAAAACTATTATATAAATGTATACCTGATGATATTAGACTACCATCATTTCTAGTACCATATGAAATTAAAACAATGGGTTTTTCAAAAGTATTTAAAAATTTATATGTCACAATAAATTTTCATGATTGGAACGATAAACATCCAAGAGCAAAACTTGATAATGTTATTGGTCCTGTCGACATACTTGATAATTTTTATGAGTATCAATTATATTGTAAGAGCTTAAATGCTTCTATACAAAAATTTCAAAAAGACACTAGTAAATCACTTGAAAGTAAATCTCATGAAGGAATTATTGAAACTATTATTAAAAAATACCCTAATATTCAAGACAGAACCGATAAAAATTTTTGGCATATTATTACGATTGATCCTTTGAATAGTCTAGATTATGATGATGGATTTAGTGTGATTGATTTAGGAGATGGACTCCAACAATTGAGTATATACATATCTAATGTAACAATATGGATGGATGTATTGAATTTATGGAACTCGTTTTCAAGAAGAATTTCAACAATTTATTTACCTGATAAAAAACGCCCTATGCTACCTACTATTTTATCTGATAGTTTGTGTAGCCTACAAGAAAATGTTAAGAGAATTGCGTTTGTAATGGATATTTTTATTAAAAATGACACCATAATTGATATTAAATATTGTAACGCACTAATCAAAGTTTCAAATAACTACATATATGAAGAAGTTAAATTATTATCTGATGAAAAATATCACATTACATTAGAATTGGCACAAAAACTCTCGAGAAAATATAAATACATTAATAATGTAAGAAATAGTCACGAATTGGTTTGCTATCTTATGATACTAATGAACTTTCATTGTGCTAAAGAACTTTTTAAAAATAAAACTGGAATTTTTCGTTCTACAATTATCAAGAGAGAATTTAATGTTCCTGAAACTGTTCCTGAAGATGTAGCTAAATTTATTAAAATTTGGAATAGCGCATCCGGACTATATATTGACGGATCTGAAATTGTTGATACGAGACATGATTTGTTAGATGTTGATGCGTATATTCATATCACTAGTCCCATTAGGAGATTAGTAGACTTGCTTAATATGATTAAATTTCAGGATTCTCTCTCTATTACTAAACTATCACAACAATCTGCTAATTTTTATTCGAGTTGGTTAAATGAACTAGAGTATATTAATGTTACTATGCGTTCTATTAGAAAAGTACAATGTGATTGTACATTGCTAGATTTATGTCATAATGATCCTGAAGTAATTCAAAAAGATTACGATGGTTATTTATTTGATAAAATATATAGGAATGATGGGCTATACCAATATATTGTTTATTTACCAGACCTGAAATTATCATCTAGAATAACCCTTAGAGATAATTTTGATAATTTTTTAAATAAAAAGTTTAAACTATTTCTTTTTGATGATGAAGAAAAATTTAAAAGGAAGATTCGTCTTCATATATTATAAAATATACGCGTGTAAATATTATAATTTATTAACTTAAAAAAATACTAGTCAATTGTTTCAAAAGTTTTATTAATTGTTACCTCTTTAGCTATTTTTTTAATAATTTTGTCTTCTTTTTCGTCATCATTATTACCACTACCGCCCATAGCTTCTATAACTAATTTACTGTATTGATCAGCATATTTAGATTCGCTATAATTACATCCTGGATGTAACTCTTTAAATTTTGGAAGTAACCTTTGATTTTTACAAGCTACTTTTTTAATTACTTTTTTAATTTTATTCTTTTCAGAGTCTTCTTTTTCCCATTTATTTTCATCTTTTATATAAAATGTTTCTCTCTTCTTATCTGTACAATGAATGGGTCTTTCAGTTTCATCTAAAGCATTTAAGCTCTTTACAATTATACTAGAAATACCTTCGACATATCCCAGTTTACCTACATTTTCTAAGTCTGACAATTGTAGCTGGAGAGAATCCACAAAATCTGATATGTTCATAGCATCTTTACATGTTTCATTTAAAAAGAATTGTAGATTAAATGTTTTATTATTTGAATTAATATTGCTATGAGATATGTTATTTGTGAGACCATTATTGGATATGTTTGTTTGACTACTTTTACATATATCTACAATTTTATTTGTTAATTCTTGATTTTGTTTAACAACATCCATTACGAGATTGGTAAGGAGTTTGATCTCATTATCTGCTGTATTTTTGTCTTGATATATTTCAGTTAATATAAAATTACATTTTTTTTTGTGTAAAGACAGACCTTGTCTGAACTTATAACCTTTGCCACATTCGCACATAAAGCTCTTGGCGACTTTTGGCGATAATGTGTCATCATTTTTGTCACTATTGTCACTATTTTTGTGTTTCAGTGTCATTAAATGCTTGTCGTAATCAGATTTTTTACATGTAATATAGTCACAATTAAAACAGTTAAATATTTTGGCGATTTTTGGCGACTTTTTTGTCATCATTTGTCACTATTTATATAGTGACAGAAAAATCTCTAAATACTTTTCCTCGGAAAAGAAAAAAAATTATGCTCACATTTTGAAAATTATTTTTTTGGTCATGAGACGCTAAATTTCAATTATCGTAACAAGGAATTCAAAGTCCATAAAATATCCGAGCTTTTTTTTTTTGGACATTTTTTTTGTCCATTTTGAGAAAACCAAAATACTTTTCAAATTCAAAAAAGCCTTCGTTTTCCTTCATGTGTAGGGAAGAAAAATTGGCCATTTTTTCGAGATTTTAAGAATTTCCCTTCATCATGTAGTGTTTTCTCTTTAAATATAAAAAAATATATTAAATTTTTAGTATTTAAATAGCACGTCTTTACAAACAATTTTTTAGCAAATTATGTTTTTGATATATCTTCAAAAATTGACTTATTATTGAGACAAATCTTTTTATATTTAGATCATTACCAATTAATGGAATTATTTTTATTTCAGAAAGCTCATAATCTTTATAGACTATTTCTATCTCAATATGTAAATCACATATTGTTTTATTATACTTTTTACACCAAATTTTTTTATATTTTTTATCATAACCAATAACTGAAATATCACAATATTTAGATAATATATGCCTTATTATATCAATAATTTTTTCAGAATCGATATTATATAGCGAATTAATATAATTCATAAAACGAAATTTATTTATTTTTTTCGAATAAGAATTATCTTTAATATTAATTGGATAAAAACAAGCAGACATTTTGATGAGCATTTATATTTTAATTTATTAGATACTTTTATTTAATATTATTTGTTCAATTTTTTTATTATTTGTTAAAATAATATAAAGCTTATCATTCTATTTACAAAAATGAACTTCAGATATATTTTACACTCTTTAACTAGGCTTTTATTATTTAAAAAATCTTTTGAAAGACCTGATTTCTCAAATATTTTTAGAAATATTACATTTTATAGCAATAATTATAGTAATTTGACTTTTGACGAAAAAATAATGATTCATTCAATGATAAATCTAGTTAATTAAATACATTTACACAATTGAAGATTTAAAATGGGAAATATTTTAATATAAAGACATGAATAATTAATTATTAATGTATCCTTTCAAAATTATTTACTCTAATAAAGAACAAAAAGAAAAACACAAGGATGAAATATATGGATATGCTAATGATTTATCAGAAATTAAAAAAATAATATACAAATATGCGGATGAATATATTTGTGAGTATAAAAATAAGATATTTCGTGAAATGGAAGAGAATGATGAAATTTCACAGAATACATTTTATAAAATGTTTGATACACTACCAATTGTAAAATATTTTGATATATCGCCAAGAATATGGTATGAATACGAAATAGATGAAGTAGAATTACAAGAATATTTTTTGTCCTATTTTAAATCTTCAACGGTGTAAAAAAAATAATATATATAAAACCATATAAAGCCAATAATCTATATTATATATCCTTATCATAATGGTTAAAGTTTGCTCATTTAATTATCCTAATAAGTCAGATGATACATATCAGGAATATTTTGATATGTATCCTTATCCTTTACACGACTTCCAAAAATGGTCTATCAAAGGAATTGTAGATGGAAATCATGTTTTAGTAACAGCTCCTACAGGATCAGGTAAAACATTGCCTGGTGAATTTTCAATAAATTATTTCTATTCAAAAGGTAAAAAAGTAATTTATACTAGTCCAATTAAAGCTCTTTCAAATGAAAAGTTTCACAATTTCACACAAAAATATCCACATATTAGTGTTGGGTTAATTACTGGTGACATTAAAACTAATCCAGATGCTGATTGCCTTATTATGACTACTGAAATTCTTCTTAATAAATTATATCAAATAAAAAGCACTACATCAACCATTTCATCATCTGTATCTTTTGATATGGATATTGAAAAAGAATTAGGCTGCGTTGTTTTTGATGAAGTTCATATGATTAATGATGAATCGAGAGGTCATGTTTGGGAACAATGTATTATGTTGTTACCGTCACATATTCAAATGATCGGACTATCTGCTACTCTTGATAATCCAGAAAAATTTGCTTTTTGGCTTGAAACAAAAGGTGATATTAGTAAGCCAATTGAGAAAGAAGTGTATTTGACCAAAAAACAAGTAAGAGCTGTACCACTTATTCATTATAGCTTTATAACTGTTCCAAATACAATTAATAAATATATAAGAGACAAGGCAGTTCAAGAAGAAATTAAAAGCCTTACTAATAAACCATTTGTTATTCAAAATGACAAAAATGTTTTTAATGATGTAAATTATCAAAATGTTACAAAAATGTTGAAATTATTTGAGAAAAATGAAGTTAGAGTTAAACGACAATTCGTGTTAAATAAATTAGCAGAATATTTAGTTGAAAAGGAAATGTTGCCAGCACTTTGTTATGTTTTTTCACGCAAACAATTAGAAATTTGCGCCCAAGAAATGACAGCTAATCTTCTTGAGTTTGACAGTAAAGTACCTTATATAGTTGATCGTGAATGTGAACAAATTATTCGTAAATTACCAAATTATAGCGAATATTTACATCTACCTGAATATGTTAATACTGTAAAACTTCTTAGAAAAGGAGTTGGTATTCATCACGCTGGTTTAATGCCTATTTTGAGAGAAATGACTGAGTTATTATTTGCTAGAGGCTTTATCAAGATATTATTCTGTACTGAAACAATGAGTGTCGGTATTAATTTGCCTGTAAAAACTACCATTTTTACAGATGTTAATAAATTTAATGGTGAAATAGTTAGACCTTTATACAGTCACGAATATACACAAGCAGCTGGTAGGGCTGGAAGACTGGGTCTAGATACAGTAGGTCATGTTATACATCTAAATAATTTGTTTCGAAATGTCGAGTCAGTTAATTATAAATTAATGATGAATGGAAAACCTCAAACTCTTACATCTAAGTTCAAAATATCTTATAATTTATTATTGAATTTACTTGATATAGGTGATAATAATTTAATTCAATTTGCTAGTAAAAGTATGATAACTGGCGATTTAGACTCACAAATGAAAGATATATATTACAAGATCAGTTCACATCAAACAGAATTAGATAATATAAATAATTGTATAAGAAATTTAACAACACCTCGTGAAATAATTAATGAATATATTCATCTAATAAGTAATGTTAAAAATAGTGTAAATAAAAAACGAAAGGAAATGGAAAGAAAAATTCAAAATATTAAAGGAAATTATAAATATATTGAACAAGATATGGCAAGTTACTCAAAAGTTCATGAAAAACAAAAAAAGATAAATGTATTACAATCACAATATGACTCTTTAACTTCATATTTTACTTCAGGAGTAGGAAGTGTTTTACAGCTGTTAAATGAAGAAAAATTTATTGAAGGTAATAATTCAGATGAAAAATCATTAAAACTAACTTTACTTGGTAAAATAGCGTCCCAAATTAGAGAAATTCATTGTCTAGTTTTCGCAAAATTGTATGAAGATAAAATATTAGATTCTCTCTCATCCAAACAATTAGTAGCTTTATTTAGTTGTTTTACAAATATTAGAGTAAGAGATGAATTTAAGAGTAATAGTCCAAAATCAGGTGATGATAAGGTAGATAGTAATGTTTTGAAAGTACTAGATCTATATAATGAATATAAGGATAAGGAAATTTCTAGAAATATTAATACTGGGTTTGATTATGAAATACATTATGATTTATTAAATTATGTTGATAAATGGTGTGATTGCGAGGTAATTGATGATTGTAAATTAGTTTTACAACAATTAGGTAAGGAAAAGGAAATATTTTTGGGTGAATTTGTAAAAGCTCTTCTAAAGATCAATAATATATCAAACGAACTAGAAAAAATAGCGGAAATGACTTGCAATATAGAGTTTTTGAGTAAGTTAAGAGAAATTCAAAATATGACATTAAAATATGTTGTAACAAATCAATCATTATATGTATAATAAAATTAATATTATATTATTATATAAATGAAAACAAAAAAATGTTTTTCAAAATGTAGGCAAATTCCGGAAAATATTTGTAAAGAAAAATCAAGATTATGTCAATTTACAAGAGGAACCAGAAAATATTGCCGTATATCAAAGTTTTATACTTTAGATAAAAATTGTAATATGATTAAAAAAAAACAAAAAATGATACCTGGTGAAGCGTCAAAAAAAATAGGACAATTTATATTGAATAAAACAAAAAAATATAAATTAATACAACAAAACAATTTAAAGAAACAAGAAGCATCTAGAAAAATTGGTAAATTTGTTTTAAAAAATAGAAATAAACTAACAGCTTTTTTTCTGAAAACAATTTGTTCTGATTCTGGAGTATGTATAGCTTTTGGAACTGAAATAACAAAATTAAACAACTTTTTTAATAATTTTACGGATTTTGAATATGCAGTATCACCAATTAAAAGAATTGGCGAAGTATCAAATAATGGATTTATTAAAGAAGTTAAATATAGTCGTGAAGGTTATGATGCTTATGCTATATTAAAATCAGCATTTAACAAAAAATCTGATAATTTAATGTATGAATATGAAGTGGGACAATTTATAAATAAAAAAAATAAATTATTTCCTTGTTTTTTAGAAACATATGGTTTATTTATCTATAAAGATGAAGATGAGTGGAAACACGCAAAGAATACTGAAACGATTAGTGCTGATGTTTTAAAAAATAGTTTTTATGATTTTAATGAAATAGATTATTCTGTTGGATGCCCTGAATCGAGAGATGTTGCTATTTTAATCCAACACATTAAAAACGCTATAACGATTGATAAATTTATTCAAAACATATTAATTGAACCTGATAAAAATAAAAAAATTATTTCAATAAACTATGAATTGTTGTACATACTATATCAAATATATATGCCTCTTGCAACATTAAGTCACGAATTTACTCATTATGATTTACATACAGACAATGTATTATTATATGAACCTATTAAGGATGGATATATAACATATAATTATCACTTAAACTCAGGAAAAGTTATTAAATTTAATTCAAAATATATAGCAAAAATAATAGATTATGGGCGTTGTTACTATAAAGATGGAACATATAGTTCAAAAGATACTTATGAAGCTATATGTAAAATTAAAGATTGTGATCCAGCTTGTGGAGAGGATTATGGACTTATTAATTTAGCTCCAGAAGACCCACCTGGTAGTTTTTATTATATAACTTCTCAAAAAAGAAACATGAGTGCTGATTTAAGATTATCTTTTAGAATACAAAACGATTTAGGTTACAATTCTGAAATTTCAAAAAAATTTAATGACTTATTGTATAAAATAGTATTTACGGAAAGATACGGAACTAAAGAAAGAGTAAAATCTGGATTACCAATTAGAGTAAATAATGTTATTGATTTTTGTAAAGAATTGGAAGACATGATTGATAGTCCTGAACATATATTTTATAATTCAAGATTTAACACTTATCAATGTATTGGGGAATTTCATATATATGAAAATGGTAATCCAATGCGATTTGAACCAGCGTATTTACACTATCTATAATTTAATTTAATTTAATTTATATTTGAATTATTATTTAAAAACTTAAATATAATAAATATTATTTAAAAATTTTTATTTTTTTAAAACTATTCCCAAGATTCGTTGATATAAAAGTAATCCCGCATCTTGAATTGGCAGTATATAAGCATTAGTATTTCCATCATTATTATGTGAGTGCCATAAACCAGGTGGTGTGATAAACATAGAACCTTCTTTCCAATGTACTTTTTTTGGATTTATAATATTACCATTTTGATCTAATTTGTCGCTCATTAAAGTATAAATATTTTCACTGTCGCTACATTTAATACATAAATCTAACGCAACAGAATTATGTTTATGTGGTTTTTGTGTAGTTTTAGGTGGAAGTTCATTATATAAAGCCCATAACACAGGTGTAATTGTATTTACACCTAATTCTTCTGTATCCTTATTACTTAATAAAATTCCTTTTCTATTATTATTAGGATTTGATAAATCATTTAAATTTTTAACAAGAAACTCATTAGTATAAATAGATGCTTTAAATATTTTTTTTTCAGCTTTACTTCCGAGATAATTAACTAAAGGACTGTCATTTATATAATATATTTGTAACTCGTTTTCTCCTATTTTTTTTATTTTTATTGAGTTAAAGCATGGACTTATCATAATATCACCCTTATTTACTGATTTTTCATCTTGATTATCAATGTTAATAGATGCGTTTCCATTTATTATATAAAAAAGATGAGAAGTTGCGTTAAACTCTTTATATCCATTATTATGTAAATTAATAATAGAATCTTTATCCAACAACCTTATAAATGAAGCCAACAAATTAGGTGTTGTTGATTTATATGATACATTAAATATATCTGAAAAGTCTATAAAATCAATACCATAAATACATTCATAAATATTTTTTTCATAAAAAGGAATACAATTTACGGTTGGATTTACATTTGTTTCATACTCATGAGCTGAAATATAATTTGTTTCCATAATATACTTTTTAATTAATTTGTTTTTAAATTATTATATAATTATAACTTTTATAATAAGTTGAAATTAAATCATTTAAAAACTTAACAGTATACATTGTTATAATAATGAAGATTTTAGACGACGTTAAATTAGATTTTACTGATGTTCTTATGCTTCCAAAGAGAAGTCAATATTCTTCACGCTCAGAAGTTTCTCTCGAGAGAACATTTCGTTTTAAATATTCTACTCATACTTGGACGGGTATTCCTATTATGGTGAGTAATATGGATACAACAGGAACTATTGAAATGGCTCTTGAATTACAGAAACATAAAGTCTTAACATGTCTTCATAAATATTATACTGTAGATGATATTAGAACTCAATCATTAGATATAAATTATTTTGCTGTTTCAACTGGAATAAGTGATAAAGATTTAGAAAATTTACACAAAATTGTGGTATTAATTAAACCAAAATTTATTTGCATTGATGTAGCCAATGGATATATGTCAAAATTTATAGAAACATGTAGACAAATTAGAGAGAAATATCCTTCGACAATTTTAATTGCTGGAAATGTTTGTACATCAGAAGGTGTATTGGAGCTAGTTATGAATGGAAAAGTTGATATAGTTAAGGTAGGAATAGGAAGTGGAAGTTGTTGTACAACTAGAAAACAAACGGGAATAGGTATGCCACAATTTAGTGCTATCATTGAATGCGCCGACACAGCTCACGGTTTAGATGCTCATATAATTAGTGATGGTGGTCTTCAAGTTGTGGGTGATTTTTCAAAAGCTTACGGTGCTGGTGCTGATTTTGTAATGAGTGGTTCGATGTTTGCTGGTCATACTGAGTCAGGTGGTGAATTAGTTGAACATGATAATGGTAAACGATACAAAATATTTTATGGTATGAGTTCATCAACAGCAATGAATAAATATAGCGGAGGTGTAGCAAATTACAGAAGCAGTGAAGGAAAAACAGTGAAAATCGAATATAGAGGTGATGTTGTTAATACAATATTAGATATTCAAGGTGGTATTAGATCTACTATGACTTATATAGGTGCGAAGAAGATAAAAGATATTCCAAAATGTGCGTCATTTATTCGTGTAAATCGTCAATTAAATCAAATTTATAATGGTAAGGAATTATAATTAAATAATATAAATAGTAAACAATTATTATTTATATAAAGAAATGATAAAATATTAATTTAATGACGACGTTTATGTCGTGTTCTTTGATTTCTAGAAATCTTGTGTTTATTTCTGTTATTTTTTATAGTTTTTCTAGTTTTTTTATGTTTTTTTCTTCCAGCTGTTTTTGCCCCTGTTAATGTGTTTAAATAATTAACAGTATCATTATTTAATGTTGGTTTCATTTTAGTAATTACTTGTTTTGCTAAAAGCTGTTGTTCTGTTGATTTACCAAACATCCAATTATTAACATTAAAAAATACCTCTCTATCTTCATTAATAGTTCTACGTAATGATGTGTCAGGATTATTATCACTCAAAGTATCACATCCACTTGGAGCTGCTAAGAAACCTTCAGGATAACGCACTAAAAATAAATTACATAATCCAAGTTTATATCGTTTATTCATAATTTTGACATCTTTGAATACAGCATATTCAGTAGTATTAACCGGTTCAACTTCAGTATGTAATCGTACAAAAGTTCCTTTTAAATGTGAAACAGGTAAATTTCTTCTTTTATCTAAAAAACTCTTAGCTATTCTGTCATTTAGTTTAATATAGTAAATCTCTCCAGGAACTAAATCAGATTTATTTAATCGTTCAAAAGGAAAATAATAGGGATTGTTCATAATATATAAAAAGAAATAATTTATTTGTATATATTATGAAAATAGTTGTAAGAACAGTTTTATTTCATATATTATGTATAATAGTTTTTAGTTTTATATATTATTTACTTTCTGAAGATTTTGAAAATCACTTAGGAAATAAAAAATATAATTCATTAATAGACTTTATTTCATTAAGTACAACAATACAAGCTGGTGTAGGATTTTCTAATTTACTACCAATAGATTACTATGGAAAATTAGCAGTAACAATTCAACAAATAATATTAATTTTATCACATATTATTACACTTTATGTATTTACTCTTTAATTAATTATATTTTTTAAAAAGAACATATTAATATAAATTACTTTCTTTAAAATTTATATTATTATTTAAATATAAGTTTTTTTTTATTTATAATGGAATCGCTTATTAATAAAAAATATATGTTAATAGAAAAA